ATATACTTCATTAATTCTTTCTTATCATAGAAAACTTTACCTAAATAATTTTTAAAGTGTATATACGCAGATTTGTCAATGAAATAAATAAGTTCTATCCCATTTTTATCACAAGTTTCTTTTTTCTTAATATCCAATTCTTGTATATATTTAACATCTTCTTTTGATGTAGTATACTTTAGTTTTTTATGTTTTATAACTGTAACATGCTGTATTCCTTGGAATTCTATTGCAATTTTATAATCTGGAAGATAAAAATCTAAACTCTGTCTATTAAGTATTTCTTTATTACGGTATTGATAAACATATTTTATATTGTTATCTCTTAGCATACCATCAATAATAATCTCTAAGTGACTACCTTGGCACTTTGGGCATCCATGCCCATTTAATAAGTGATCTACTCTTGCACTGAAAGGGCCATGTTTTTTACATATTAAAGTTACTTTATTACGTGTCTTAGTATATTTAAAGTCAGTATAATCATATTTATCACCAAATATTCTTTTTAGTTCATTTAAAACAACATTACCATCTTTGTATTGTAATTTTGTTGTTCTTTCACGGCCACATTTAGGACAACCTTGTTTAGCACAAATATGTTTATTTGGCTTTTGCCAAAATACACCATGTATTGGACAGATAATAGGCACTTTTATTTGTTCTGTTTCATACACGACCTTACTATAGTCATATTTATCACCATGTATTTGTCTTGCTTCATTAATAAATTGTTCTGTAGTTTTACGTTTTTTACTTATTCGGCCTAATGAATTTTCCTTCGCACATTTTGGACAACCATAACCAGATAAATGAACATTAACGCTTTGTATAAATTTTCCATGTTTTGGGCAAATGATTTCAATTTTAGAATAATAGCCTCTATATATTACGTCACGGTAATTATATTTATCACCATGTACACTTTTTGCTTTTTCAATAAATTCGTCTCTTGTAAATTTTTTAGGCATATAAATAAAAATATTAATAGGTGAGGCTTGTAGCCTCACCATTATTTATTTATTCATCAGTCTCATCTCTTTCTCCGAATGATAAATCGCCAACCTCATCGTCTGAAACATTATATTTTTCAGCAAGTTTTTCTTTAATAAAACTAGCATATTCTTTTTTATATTGATCTAATTTATCTGGATTCCAAAATCCTTGTTGTAATGAGCATATCTCTCCGTTATATGTTAAATTATTAATATGGTTTTTTTCAATACTAATTTTAGTTTTTATTCCATATTTATACTCTCTTCCTCCTGATACTGCGGTTAATGCCTTTACTCCAGCACTTGCAACTCCTCCAAGGAATATACCATATCTTACAGAGTATCCGAGAGCATCTCCACCTTTTGATCTAGCAATTGGTATTCCTGTAGGACTTGTCATTGAATCTTTCCAAATTTTATTTACAAAAAATAAAGTATTAGAATATTCTGAATCAACATTATTTGATGATGGTATTAAATCGTTAACAATAACATTGAAAGCAGTTGAAACTGCCCCTGCAAACCACATATTATTAGAACTTGCAGCAACCGCTGATTTGTAACAATCACCAACACCAATTGAATCAATGATAAAAATCATATCTACTGGAAGTTCTCCGCTTCTTTGCTTTCTAATTAAGTCTCTAATGCACATTGCAACATCCTCAATTACATATGTTTCACGATTTGGCTTCGTGAGCCATTTTGCGTTAGCATGGTCATATAACCCATATATTTCATATAATTTTTTAGTATCATAGAAAATCATATCGTCGCTTGGGCCATATTCTATTTCACCAGTTTCCTCATTAAAGTATTCATTAATTTTAACACCAACGTCTTTCGCATGTGTCCAAGAGAATGAATTTTCTAGTTCAAAAACAACTGGTACAATTCCTTGTTTTTGTGCTGCTTTAATTACCTCTAGTTTAAGAGTTGATTTTCCCGTATTACTTGCCCCACGTACAGATACTACAGTGTTAAGTGGGATACCTGGAGTTCTTGTAATATCACTCCATGCTTCTCCAAGACACAACCATTGCGTTTCCTTATGTTTAGTTGTGTCAAGGTTATTTTGTTGTTTAAATGCTTTCAATGCTGCCATTTTATCTGCAACACTTTTTACTTCTTTTTTCTTTAATGGTTGTTTTCCTGCCATAATTATATAAATTTTATATTTTGTTATTATTAATCGTGTCCGTAATAACCGAAAGCAATTATTGTTTCTCCAGACTTTGTTGTATATTCTTCCTTAAATTCCTCATAACAATATCTTTCGGCAACCATTTCTTCATATTCTTCATAGTTTAGATAAAGTTCAGATAAATCTAAATCGTCGTAATTAATACCACAATCTTCATCTGCGTCTAAAGAATTATATAGGTTTTTGGTCTTTCTATATTCTTCAACGAATTTTTCTGTTAAATCTTCCTTATCGAACATACTTAAATTTTTCTCAATAGCCTCGTCTGCTGGTAGAAATTCACTGTCGCCATGACAGCCATATTCAGAGAACAAAATCTCACCTTTTTTCCATTTTTCATAATCTGGTTTCTCTACCATTGTTAATGAATGTACCGAACTACTGTTAGTCTCAAACACACCTTGTCTAATTTGTCTTTTCATATTATTTTGTTTTTTCTTTATAACATTTTCTACACATCGCGAGGTATCTATCTTCTCCACCAACCTCAACTTGTTTACCTTTTGTTACTACATTTCCATTTTGATCAATTCTTGCGTTGAACATATTTTTTTCTCCACAAGAGCAAGTGGATTCAATCTCTTTAAAACTGTCTGCTATCTCAAATAGACGCTTTGAACCAGGGAATAACTTTGTTTTAAAATCACTTTTAAGTCCGTAGCAAATAACATCAATGTCTAGATAGTCAACAACATCTGAAAGTTGATCAACTTGTTTCTCTGTTAAAAATTGTGCTTCATCAACTAAAACATATTTTAATTTACCACGTTCTGTTAACTCTTTAGATACCCGTTTAAAAAGGTTCTCTGATTGTTTAATTGTTATACATTCTTTATCTCCAAGTGGGCGACTATGTACAACTGAATTTCCATCTCTCGTGTCAATGGCACTCTTAATGATTATAAACGGAACCTTTCGTTCCTCAAAATTATGTGCCTTCAGTTGTAATTGTGCTGATTTGCCGCAATTCATACACCCCCATAGGAACAACATTTTTTTACTACCCATATATTTTATTATTTATTAAAAATAGTAAGTGGAGAGGTATTATTACCCCCCCATAACTTACATTAATTATTAAAATGGTAAATCACCTAGATTGCTGTTATCAGTATTAGGTGTAGAATTTTCAATTTGTTCTTCAATTTCTGCTTCCTGCTCTACTTTTTCTTCTGTCTTACCACCATTTTCTTGTTTCTCAACCCACTTTTTCTCATTCTTGTCATAGAAAGGAACTTTGCCTTCTAATACAAGTGCTAAATACTCGTATGGTTTAACCGTAAATACATCAGACCACTTTTTCTCATCATCAATCCACTTTTGCATCAATGCTTCGTCTTTTGATACTGGTCCTTCTGGACCAAAATCCATTACCGAAACGCCAGTCTTAACACTCTTTGAATTTCCTTCTTGCTTTTGCTCTGTGACGATAATCTTTAGATCTTTGCCAGTATATACATCAAGAATATTACCAGCCTCTTCCTCTGTAGCACCATATGCCATCTTCTCTTCTCTACGGGTCTTTACTAACTCATTGATCACATTGTATGGGTCGGTACAATCCTTCCTAACAGTAAACTTCCAGAACTTAGGCCCATCCTCTTCGTGACCACGTTCAATGCATCGAATGATACATACCTCACTTGTGAAATTGTCTTTTCCAATTTGATACCATTTATCTCTTGATACTTTGTCTAGAGTTTCATCTTTTGCACGCTTAAACGCTTCGTGTCTTAATTCACAGAAAGGACATTTTATTCCAAACTTTTCATGATCAATATCCTTTGTTTCTTCTAAGCACACGTAACCCTTGAACCCACTTTCTGCAATCTCAGTAGGAACCTTAACATTGTGCATTTTAATAATTTTAAATGGGGTATCCGAATCTTTATCAATAGGAAGTAGGCGAATTATTAATTCTTTCTTTGTTTCACCCTTAGCAAGTCGGACATTTAGATAATTTTTCTTGTCAAAACCACTGCTATTATTGTTTTGGTTCTCCTGTGGTTTTTCATTAGTTTTTCTTTGTTCTTCGGTTTTTTGAATACCTTCTGTTGTAATGTTTTGCATAATTAAATTTTTGTTTATAAATTATTTTATTATTCAGATAAAACTCAAATTGCTGTTATTTTACTAAAATAAATATACAAATTTTTTCCTAAAAATAAACACAAAAAAACAAGTTTTATCTTATATCTATAAATACATTTTTGGATATAAAAAAAGCACACTATTTCGAAAAATAATGTGCTAAAATATAACCATAGAAATATTAAATTGGTAGGCCCATTGTATTTCTCATAGTTTGATGCATGATATCAAAATCATCTAAACTATCAGCGATACTTTTCCAATCAACTGTACCATCAATGTCGTTTTTTGTTATAACATATTGACCTTGTTTAGTACCATTTTCATCATCTTCAGTACTATAATTACTTGTCTTTTCTTTATTTTGCCAATATTCTTCTGGTGTTTGATTAAACGGATATGAATTAGCTGTTTGCATACTTAACTTCTCAACTTGAGTTGGATTTCTCTTTTCAAATTCAGCCTTAAGGTCATTGATTTTGTTGTCGTTAGACTTGATTAATTCCTCAAATTGGCCGAGGTATTTCATAACTTTATCAAACTTTGCATCTAACTTATCAACATCCTCTTGTGTTTCCTCTTGGCTATCTGTTAAATCAGAAACATCAATTACATCATCTTCTGGTTGTATGCCACTATCCATTCCATCATTCATAGGTATATTAGACATATCATCTTGAGGAACTTGAGGATTAAATCCATCTGGTGGTTGTGCTTCACCATTATCGTTTTCTACGTTTCCAAATTGATCTTGTTGTTCTCCTTGTGGTGGCATTTGGCTTCCATCAATAGGAGTACCATCATTCATTCCTCCACCCATTAGCATTTGCCCTCCATCCATAGGAGCAGAATTCATATCATCCTGCTGAAATTCTTGTGGTTGTTGTTGATCATCAGCCTCTTCTGTAAATTTATTACGTCTAGTAGTATACTCCAATATTTGTTGGAATCTACTTTTGGCTTCATTTAATATTTCTTGGTTTTCTTTTTTCATAGTATTAACCTAATAAAACTTGTCTGTTATCTTCAGTAAGAATTATTTTTTCTTCATTTTCGGTTCTTTCTAATAAACCTCTATCTCTTTTAACGATTTTTACTTTTTGCTCCTCATTAATACTTTCTATTAATTGTTCTGCACTATTCATTAAATTTGCATTCATAATAGTCGTTATTATTTTATTTAGTTATTTTCATTTTGTTCTTCAGTTGGGTTTGTTTTTCTTGTTTTTTTGCTACTACCAACTACAGGTTTAGTCTCTTCTTGGATTTTAACCTTTACAGCAGTTTTATTATTTTTTAATATAAGTGCTGCTGATTTTTTAAATAAATTTGAACTTTTTCTCTTAATAAACATAGTATATTCATTTTCTTATATAATAAATACTTTCATTTATCGAAAAAATTAGTTTTTCGTTAAAAAATACACATATGGCACGATAATTTTATTATTATTCAAGTACCTATGCATGTTTTTACTTATGAAGTAGTCATTATTTATTATTTTGTTATATTTATTTTTTTTGATTCTTGATAAAATCTTTTCTTTTGGAATACCAATGTATTTAAGTTCTTCAAAAGAAATTCCTATAACATCATTATTTAATAACATGTATAAATGTTCATTTGTTATGTAAAAAACATTAGTATTAAGTGTATCAATTTTTATAATTACATTTTTTACATCTTCATATTTGCAAGTAAAAATATTGAAATAAGAATATTGAACTTTATTAAGTAGATTATTTATTAGTTTCATATTGAAAGAATGTAGGTCTTTCTCATAATCGTTTCTTCTTTCTAATTTACTAAATGTCCAGTATACATTTTCTTCAATCTTTTTATCTAAAACATGTATTTTTTCTTTTCCGTAAATTTTTTCGGCATTTTCCTTCCCAATAATTAGAGTAGGTAATGTGTTATCACTCATTTCGTATTTTGATGTTATCTCAACAAAATCTATTGTATCTAAATTTTTACTTTTAGTTATTATTTTTCCTATATACATAAACAGATTATAAAATTTAAAAACGGTATAAATATACAAATTTTAAGTCACTTTATCTTTATATGGAAGGTAGTTAGTATTAACCCAGTCATCATCGCCATATTCTTTTATTCTATTATATGATTTTCCACCATTTATAGTCCAGAACATTTCGCCTCTTTGCTTACCATTTTGGTTCTTGTATCCTAAATGAACCCAGCCAGGACTATAATTAGACTCATCTATGAACTGATCAAATTTTCTATCTTTATGGTTTATTAACCAGTAATATACAAATGCTTTAAATTCTTTTATATCAGGTTTATTTTTAGGGCCTATCGTTTTTGGTATTAAATCAACAGCATAACAAGTTAAGTGTGCTGACGTTTCTGAGCCACCTATTGCATCATTTAATACTTTTGTTCTTAAACCACTATTGATATAGAAGATATTACCCGTTTTCTTTTTGTAATCCTCATATAATGGGTCTAATAAATTAATACAAATATCATTTGCTCTTTCTTTAAGTACATCTAATGTTATTCCATATGCGCCTACTGGAACATTACATAAATTTCTCTTTTTTGCTGTATCAGAATTTAAGAAATCTGATAATTTAAAATATCCCTTTCCAATGCTTTCATCTTCATATGTTGGACAATATGTAGTGACAGATTCTATGTCATTTATTATATTTCCTTCTATCTTATCAGCTAGCGATTGGAAATTAAATATTGATTTAACTAAGCCAATATGATTTTTAGATACCCTAACGCCAGTAAATTTAGTTGTTATGTTTCCTGGTATAATACTATGTGATACATTTATTATTATGTATAGTCCTCTGAACATAGGTATATTATTCAATTGAAAATACATCATTGGCATAATATTAATACACCCCATCATCTCGACAGTACATGTGTATGATCTATTAGCATAAATACTAAAGATATCTTGTCCTATACCAACATTATACCCATCACTATCTCCGTGTGCTCCTCCATATGATATCTGAATCAAATTTGCAATAGAATAATCTGTTACTTTAGGATTATCCATATTAACTAAAATGTTTTTAAAATACATTTGGTTCTGTTTAGCATACGTTACACCAAATACTGGTATTATATAATCTATTTTATCATCTCTAGTTTCATTAGAGAATAAATCCTTAAGTTCTGTTGGAACAATATTTTCACTTACTCCACAAATATCCTTTATTCCATCATCCGAATACTCACTATCATCACCAAAGTCTAATTTAGATGATGCCTCGCCAGTATACATTATCATATATGTGTTCCCAGGAATCTTATATCTATTTGAGTTATCAATGTTTCCCTTTTTATGCGGTGTGAAAATATTTTCTATGCTATTTACATCATAAAAATTATTATAAACAGGTATACTTGCAAATAAAAGGCCATTTTTTTCAGCAATTTCGTTCATAAACTCAAAAACAGATGCATTTGAATTTATTATTTCTTTAGCTGAATATGATTTTATTAAATTTACAAATATTTCTGGATTAACTAAAAAAGTATCGCTAATATCTCTAAAAAATGAATCAACAAATATAAAACTGTCAAATTCACTATCTATTTTTGAATTATCAGAGTTTGTTGTTTGCCTTATTCTTCTTTTATTTTTATCTTCTAATGGTTCATTTAGTTTAAACGGGTATTCTTGTATTCCTTGAACTTTATAGCATGCAAGCCACTTATCATAAAGTCTTTTTAATGTATAGTAAAGAGATTTTTTTAAATCAATTTTTTCACTTGTATCTTTTTCTTCATTTTTTCTCTCCTCTTCTCTTATTTCATCACTAGTTTTAAAATCTTTAAATAAGTTGCATAATAAAGTTTTAAAAGTACCAATATTGTAAATATCAATACTTTCTATCCTGTCAGGCCTTTTATAAACATAAATATCATCACATAATAATGTCTTTATATTCATGTCTTGTGGGCTACTTGATTCACGTATCATAAAATTAGTGTCACATCGATGATATACACTATTATTTATTTTCTCTGTTATAACCTTATTTTGGCTGTAATTTTTATCTAAAAATAATACATCTATGGTTTTAAACTCATTTTCAGCCCAATTGATAAAATATTTCTCCAAACTATTAAGTGCTTCATCTGGTAGATATATTTTAAATGGCTTATATGCATTTGAATTACTTAAAAAAACATTGTCATATTTTGTAAAAGTATTCACTCTATATATATCAGGACTGTTTGGACTTTGACTAATCCCATTATTTGTGTATTCTTTTAAAATGTTTCGTATGTCATCACTTAAAATAATATCTGTCAATTCAAAACCATATCTTTGAAAAAATACACATGCACCAAGATATAAGAAATATGCTTTAGGATATTTAAATAATGAACTATTACTATTTGTTCCGTATCCACCATTTCTAGTTGCATATAAATAATTAATTTCTTTTGGTGAGAAATAACTTGAAATAGCACCTAAAAACATAAATGCTCTAAAATATATATTCTGAGACTCACTTATCTTAATTTTACAATCACCGTCATTATTATGTCCTAAATAAAGATCATCAATATATTCATTCTTTTTATCATCGTTTTTAGTATATGGTAATAATACTTGTAATGTTCCAGCCTGGTAATTTTGTAAAGAATCTAACCCGTTTGCTTGATAATCAACATACATTTTACTAAAATTCCATTCTTTTTTATCCAAATTTCCTAAATATCCAATATCTTCTTTTGTTTTAACATCTGTTTTTCTATCTGTTTTTGCTTCGGTTATATAAGATATAGTATATTCGTCTTGTCCGCCAATTTTACCAAAGTATTTTCTTAAATCAATAACATCACTTTTAGTTATTTTTTCATCTAAATTTTTAATTCCATTATTATATCTATCATCTATTATTGTAAGTAAATTACTTTCCGTAAAATGTTTATCATCTGAATTATCTTCAATAAAAGGATTATATGAAAAATAAACATTATTTAATAAAAACTTATTATTTTCTTTATCATATCTTTTGCTATCAATGTGTAAATTATTATCAGATAACATTTTTTTTACATTATCACTTATCTGTATTCCAGACTTTTGTAGATTATCAAATTCTAGTTTTAATAATTCCTTGCATGATTTATCATTAATATTTAATGTTTTTTCACCATTAGAAAATGTATCCATTATTAAACGATATAAAATGAACTCTTCAATAACAGCAGCCTTCTTATCATCTGTTTGCTCATCTTTTAACTTTGATTTTAATACAAAATATGGATTTACACCATTATAATATATGTCATTAACTGTGACTGGAGAAAAATTTCCTATTTCCGTATTACTTGATTCTTCTATTTTACTAATTGCTCCACTAATTTCATTGTTAAATGTTTCTATACCGTTAACAATTTTATTGATATAATTAACCTCAACTATATTTCTAACATTTGCTTCATAAAAATCACCAGGAAATTGAATATTTCCATCTTTATCTTTACATAATGGAAATGGATCTACATTTGTTTCGTTATTAGCTTTTACTGATATATCACTATTTTTACTAGTGAGTTTAAGTTCACCAACAGTTCTTTTTCCTATATTATTTTCTACATATTTTTCAAAAGAATCAAAAAACGTTTCAATATGAGCAAAAATCATTCTGTATATGTTTTCTATTGTTGGTTTAAAGCCTAACTTTTCGTTAACAATATTTAACATATCATCATCTATAGATTCTTGCTTGCTGTTTATTTCATCTGTTATTTTATCTATTTTTTTCTTTACATCTTCATAAAAATCACCTCTATTGTAAATATGATATTTACTAATATATTTGCCATCTTTTTTTATTCCGCTTAAAGATGTTTTAATATCATTTAAAGTGTCTATAAGTTTTATATATTCACTACTTTTTTCATTTTCGTTCTTATTAATTTTATTTTCTAAAATTGTAATAAAAGGTATATCACTACGTTTATTGTACTGACTAAATATGTTTATGTTTATTTTTTCAGAGGAACTAGTTGTATATTTACTATTATACATATTAACATCTTTTTCTAATTCATTGAATATATTTGAGTTAATAGTATAACCACTTTCTTTATAAAATAAAGCAAAAAACTTAGGATTATCACCTATTGTGAAACGATTAGTATTGCTTTCTGTAAATTGAGCATCAAAATATTCGTATTTACTTAATATATTATTTAGTAAATTTTTCTTATCAATTAATGTCTTGTAATTTTTTAGTTCTTGATTGTTTATCGAAGAATCTTTTTTTAATTCATAATATGCATTAATAAATTCAACAAATTTTTTTATTGGTTGTCCTTCATTATATTGAAAAGTACTTCCAGTCATACTATTCCAATAACTTTCATTGTAATATGGCGCAGTTATAATTAAACTCATTGGTAAATCTGTATATAAACCATACATATAACCAATAAATGTAACAGTAACATCAAAATTACCGTTTGTAGAGTTGAAATTTGTTTTAAAAGTATTTACTGCTAATTGAAATGTTATCTTTTCACCATAAAATCCCATGATTGAAAGCATAAAACGGGGATATGGAAAATGAAATAATGATTTAAAGAAGCTACATGATGCTTTATTAGATGCATCTTCTATTATTTTTTTATCCTCTTCATTTTCTCCGTTCTTTTCAATTCTTTCTTTTGCTGCCATTATTCTTTGATTTTGTACATAACCATTATCTGTTGGCCCAAATAATGCTGCAGCCCTTACATCGGTAAATTTAATAGTTACTAATGGAAAAAAGTGTGAATCAAAATTTATATCTATTGAATTAATACCTAAAGCCTCTTTTACACCCTCTCCTCCATTAGTTATTTCCTGATATGTTATTTCAGTATATGCATCTGTTAAAAAATTACTACTTTCACTACCAACATTAAAATCTTTACCTTGCATGAATGATGCCCATTCATTGGATTTACTACCAGTTAATGTTGTATTTCTTTTCATTTCTGAATTAGAATTATATCTATCTGGGCAAATTACTTGAAGATCTACAGTATATTGTAAATCTTCTGGATTCCATGATATATTATCCAATTCTATATCAGTGTTATATTCTTTTTTAAGTTTATATTCTGCAAACTCAGTTGGCTCAATATAAACTATTCTACCGTTTTTTTTAATCATATAGTAATTTTATTTATATAAAGTATTATAATTGTCAATTGCTCTGTTATAATTCTCTATTGTAGTGTTTAAAGGAAATGGTATTCTTAATATTGCACCATCTGGTATATTATATTCCATAGAACCGTATTCTGGATTAGCCATCATTATTAACCAATCATAGTTTGGATCCCCATAATATTTATCGGATAATAAGTCTAATCTAGTTACACCAGCCTTATAAATTTCCATAAAATCACTAGATTTTTTATAAATGTTAACAGATGGTACTATTTGATAACTACCATTAATCAAAAACTTATTGTATCTATTATACGACATAATACTCTTCAATTTTTTTTAAAAATAATTATTTTTCAAAAAAAGTTAATAGAACTTACTTTTTACAAGAATCATTTCCCTCTGTTAATTGGCTGTCATTATATGCCTTCCTTGCTTCAGTATAACTTTCTTTTTTCTTTTTAGCATCTTCTATATAATCAATATTTCCACTAATAGAATTTACAAAAAGATTATATTTTTCTGGCGATAATTTTTCATTATCTTCCCCGCCAATAGTGAATATTTTATCAAATCCATCAATATTACCCATTTTATTAATATGATATCTATCTGAACGATCATCATAAACACCAGTATTAGCATAATAGTTAAACGAAACAGCATTTTGAAGCCTGCTAATAGGACCATCAAGAGATTGACCACCAATAATTGTTATTCCTAAATTAACTTTAGCATACATTGGTTGTACTCCAATACCCTCTGGGTTTAAATCCCATTGAATACCATTATTATCATAATTTATATTAACATTATTAATTATAATTCTTGTGTTTATAAAATCACCAATTCGTAAAACACATATAGGCATTCTACCAAACGCAAGATTATGTGCTGTTGTTATATTATTTTGGCCAGATTCATATGTATGTCCCTGTCTTGTACATTGATGTAAGAAATTTAATCTTGCATTAAAACCTTCAGGTGACATAGAGTGGAATGCAGGATTAAAGTATTTAAATTTCTCTTTTATACTCTTAAATATTAATGGATGCTCAATGTCTAATTTTTCAAAATATTCTGATTCTGTCTCATATCTAGTTATACCACTACCAACAAAAACAGAATATAAATATTGGTCTTTTAATTTATCTAATTCATCTTTCTTATTATTTAATGTTTCACACTCTGCCTTATATTTTTTCTGTAATTTTTGTGAATTTTTATTATCATTATCTTCTTTTGCGGCCTTTGCTGCTGCATTATATGCCTTAGAAGCATAATCTATTACTTTTTTCATTATATCTTCAGAAACAGTATCAGAATATTTTAACACACTATTTGTATTTTCATTTAAAACTGTTTTAAGTTTGTTAAAATTAGTTTGTGTTTGATTTATTCTATATTCTTCTATTTTTTCATTAACTTCTCTCACTGCGTCTGTAAATGGTTGATAATTTATAACTGACTTACCATCTCTAACATTCTTAATTATATATTCCCATGCATCATAATATGAAATACCTGCTGCAGTTCCGTTTATATCATTTGTTGAGATAAACCAGCCAGTATCAGTATCATCCTTATCACCAGATAATAAGTATTGATAAAACAATAAATCTTTTAATCTCAAATAGTCTGCTTCATTTGTATTTAAATATTCACAACCAAATTCAAATCCTTTTTCTAATTTTTCATCTAACTTTTTAATAACAAAATATTCTCTTAATAAATGGTTATAACTCATACCTACTGTTCCATCTGGTAAAAAACTAGTATCACAAGTATCACAATCATATCCTTTATATGGAAAATCACTCCAAGACATTGTTACTGGAATTTCAAATAAATTATTTTGTTCTCCGCCAGAAAACGGAATATAAATATAATCACTTGATGTTCCATCAGATTTATCTCCTTTATACAAAGGTGTTATATCTCCTTTTAATTCATACATCTTTTGGAAATAAACTTCTCCCTTTATACTATCTAATCCTAAATAATCACCATTTTCTTTTTCAGTATTTAAATTATTTCTTTCAAGTATTATATCATCCCTCTCTTGTCTTAATCTTTCAGAGGATTTTTCAATATCTTCTGCATCCTTTTGTAAAGATTGTATTTGTGAGTTAATGTTATCTATTTGATTTTGATAATTTTGTTTTTTAGTTTCTTCTTTTTGTTTGTTATTTTCTGTTTTATCTAAATCTTTTTTAAATTGTTTTAATTCTCTTTCTAAAATGCGTCTATCTCTACTTTCAGTAGTCCAGTGATTTAATTCGTAATTTATACTATCAATTTGTTCATTAAGTCTTTCTATTTTTGTATTATATTCTTCGATATTTGTATTACATTCAGATATTTTTTCTTCTATACTTGTTTTTTGTTCGTTAAGTTGAGTAATTTGATTATTAATAGTAATAGTTTGCGAACTTAAACTTTGTATTTGTTCATTATCTCTTGCTATATCCCCATTTAATGAATTTATATTATTATCAATTATATCACTAGCATTTAATGGTTGATGCATTTTTAGATTTACTAAGAAATCATTACCTAAATTATCACTTCTTTTTGTCATTTTAAGTGCTGGGACAAAATACTCATAACCATATGTTTCAATAAGTTGATTAACTACATTATTCCATTTTTCTTTTCCTTGATCGCTATCTTGGTAATCTTCTAGATTATATGATATACCATTATCTAGACACCAATTTTTAATTTCATCATTAAATAAATCATACGAAATTTCATAATCCTCATTGTCAAATATTATATCATATTCTTTTATAAGAGTTGAATTGTCTACTAATTTAGTAAACCACTCATTAAACATATTTTCATCAGCCTCTTCCTCCTCTAGTGTTTGTTCTGGTTTAGTTGTTGCTTCTTGATTTGAATCAGATTGATTTTGTTTAGTTCCAGGAAGTGTATAATCTAATGTAACAAAAGCATATCTTTGTAATTTATTTTTCTTTGTACTAGGAAGATTCTCAGCAATTTCATTACTTTTTTTACCTGTCCAAGAAAATTTTGTTTCATCAGTTAAACCAAGGTTTACCATATTTTTAAGTAAATCATATATTGAAAACGCCCTTCTTTCTGATAACATGTCAGCATTTTTAGGATCATTATTATCTGCACTTCCTTTAATATCAACAGTATCTATTTTTAAACCGTCTGTTGAAAATATTTTTGCTAATTCACTAATTCTTCCATTATCACAGCCATTACTTATTAAAAAATTTAATAAATTATCAGCATTAATATAATTAAGTTCTATTTTTTTTGAATCAATTAATGCGGCAATAAATTCACCAAATGTATATTTTGCATCTTTTTGATATTCATCAGTATTTAGATAAGTGTTTAATTGATAAGAAGTATCATCTTTAAAACTATCATTTATAGGATTAGGAGGAGTTGTATATCTTCCTAATTTTTGTCTTAAATCTTTATCTACCCTATATTTATAACACCATTCTCCTAATTCTTTATTTACAACAATAGATCCATTTTCATCAACAGCATCATTTTCATTATATCCACTATTATCACCTATACAACTATCTCCAGGTGTGTTCCACCAACAATCAGAAACACCAATCCACGTGTTTCTTACTCCAATTGGTTCATTAGAAGATAAACCTTTATTAGAAGTTATTTCATAACCAACCCAATTTTCTATATCACTATAAATATTACAATTATTACCTACTAAAATATATTCCCACCAATTTTGATCAATATCAATGATATTTTTTTCATTAACACTTTTTTTACTAACCATTCCAGAATAATTATTCGGAAAATAAACGTAAAAACTAATAGTACCATGTTGTGGCTCTAATTGTGGTTCTGGCTCACCTTCTTGCACTGTTTTTTCTACTTCTTCTTCAGGATCTTTTATATCTGGAAATTCACATCCAGCAAAAAATCTTAATATATCAGAATTAATGTCACTACTAATATCACCATTATCTAATTTAGCAAAACTATTTACTATTGATGGATGGTCAATAAGTAATGTAAATGACAATGTACCACTTCTATCAGTATTAGTATATGTATAAACTTTTTCACCCCTACCTATAAAAGTATTTTGTTGCCACTCAACGTTCACATTTTCACTAAATGATAAATCATATGGAGGAAACCACATAATTCTACCTCCATTTGGGCCTGTTTGCTCTTTACTGATATATTTTTTTCTACTAAATTTTGGTACATCTTTCCATGCTAAATTCTCAATAGAAAACATACATTTACTAATTGGAACTCCAACATTTTTATCACTATTTTCACTAGGGCAAATATTAACAAATCCATTTTTATTTAATACTGTGTTATTACCTAAATAATCTGCACCTATAATCTTTCCATCTTCATCTTTTGATCTATATTTACTACTTAATTTTTGAATATCTTTAATATCCATTGCAATTTCTTGCCCATCTTCCTCTGTTATAAAAGGTCTAATTAGTTTTTTAACTTGATCATATTGATGATGATATGTCCATGTACGGCAATAAGGATTATCATATCCATTAGTATCATCCGCATCAACATTTTCACTATCCTGTGCTTTTCTAGTTAATAAATTTCTACCATGTGAATTTCCATATTTTGATTTTGCAGTATCAATAAATTCTTGTTCAGTTGGTATACCACCGTCAATAGACGTGTGGAAACGGCCTATCAATGTATTAATTTTATGATCATTATATAATGATGCGGTTTTTGATAATATTGATTTTTCATTAACACTACCATCTATGGATTCATAATGTTCCCATGCTGATTCATCCTCATTATCTGGCGCATTTTCAAAACCAATATTAGCATTATCATTTTCATTATAAATATCATAAGTTTTAATATAACTTTGATTATATTCAGACTTAAAATTAGATGAGGCAATAAATTCATCAGTATCTAAAACTTTATTACTGCCTTCTGTATATTTTACATAACTATCTTTTCCTAATTCATACCCTTTAAAATCTTTATTGCTTTCATCTAAATATTTTTTTGCTTCATCAATATTCTTTGTGAGCCATTTTAAATTAAGATCAGTAACAGTATCTTTAAAACTATGTATAATATTTGCATTAGCGCCTAAATCTTCCCTCAAACGATAATCATTTGTTCCAACACGCAAAATATCACCAAGTTCAGCGACATTAGCAAGATTATTACCATACTGATTGATCAAACTTGGCGTAATATATTTTTCTTCACTCTTTCTATCACTATTAAAGATTGCTCCATTATACAATAGAGTAGAATACATATAATTAGTTATTGTGCCAAGTGGCGTATCAACACCTTTAAGATTATTTGGATTAGTTGTAATAATACCCTGTCTTGCAATTGGAACATTGATATTTCTAACAACTCCAACCTCAGTTTGTCTCAAAGCATTCTCCATATATTGTCCAGAAAGAAAATCATTAATATATCTCACATGTCTTGAGAATACATCTTCGCCAATAACTTCATCTAAATATGTAATATAATCTAGATATTTTCCACCCCACGCTTGAATTTGATCAGGAGTTAAATTTTCATAACCAATTATCTCTTTCTCTCTTCCATTAAAATATTTCTTATCAATATTTCTACCATAATCTTCGTGAGTATTACTAGTATATTCAAGTAAAGACTGACCATTAATAATATTATCTAACGGCCTCTGATAATTTATATTATATACTTCACCAATAGCAGGAACTAATTCCTCTTTATATTGAGAATATTTACCATAATTCCTTCTTAAATGTTCATCTCTTATAGACGAATTTCTATTTAATACTCCTGTCACCAATTTTTCTTTCATATAGGTATGGTATTAAAAA